CGGCGCCAGATCGACGTCCTCGCGGCTAACCGGCTTACCGTCCCTCCCCTTATGGTAGGACCGGCCCGAATCGTAGACCGCTTTGTAGAGGTCGTCGAAGGCGTTCGACTCGTAGTCGGGCATGTTCCCGTGGATGGCAATGTCGTCGGGCCGCCCCATGTGGGGAACCATCGAGAAATCGTTCGTCTGACCGCGCGGCTGCGGCCGAAGGATCGACGACGTATCGGTGAGCGCCGCCACCGCCGGCGGCGGCCGCGGCAGGGGACCAACCCGGTTGTCGGCGTTCGGCGCCGTGTCCTCGATCATCGAGCCGGTCGCATCCTGGAGCCGCTGACTCGCCGCCTGCGCCTCCGGGTCGCCGTCGTCGGCCTTCGCCTTGATATCAGCCGCCTCGGCAACCGCCGCCTCCTGCTGCGCCGGCGGCACGGATTTCAGCGCCGTGATCCCGGCCAGTTTCGCCGCCGCCTCGCTCTGCGTCATGCGCACCGGCATCCCATCCGGCCCCGTCTTCATCAACTTCGGGTCAAAAGGCGACGTATCAGGCGCACCACCGCGCTCCTTGCCGCCCTTGTTTTCCTCGTAGTAGGTCCGCGCCGGCAGATCGCCCATTATGAAGTTCCCCCGGTGCCCATCGTGTACTGGTTACGTTTCGAGTTCGACGGGTTTTCGTCCAGCACGCTCTCGTAGGTAGAGAGGTTCTTGAGCTGGTTCTGATCGCCGAGGTAGCCCGCCATCGCGCCCTTGGTGATGTTGCCGAAGTAGTTCGGCTCCTTTGTCGAGAGCTGGCCCTTCATCCCCGTCCAGGGAGAAAAGCGCGTCATCGTCGACGCCAACCGCGCATCGTCAGCGTGCGCCGCCTCCTCCTGCTTCGACTTCATCAGCCCGAGGGCGGCACCGACTATCAAGGGCCAAACCATAGGAACCTCCCCGCCTTAGTAAAGCTTCTTCGGATTCGTTTGAAGCTGCGCGTCCGCCGTGTACTTCGCCCCGAGCGTCGCCAACTCCTCGCCGTAACCCCGCGTGTTGTAGTCGTTCCCGCCCGCCAAGTCCCCGAGCCCGGTCTGGACGTTACCAGCATCCACCGCCGCATTCGCCTTCGCCTCATCCTCCGCCATCTGACCCCAGGCTTTCGCCTTGCCCATGGCGAGCTCGTTGTTGCCGGCCATGCGATTCTGCGCCGACTGATCGAGCGCACCGTAGGCCCCAGCAAGCCCGGCCCGCATCCCGGCTTTCGTCTGCTCGTCCTGCGCACCGATGCCCAACTTGGCCGTATTGGCGCCGGCATAAATCCCCTGACTGGCCTTGAGCTGGTCGCGACCGGCAGCCATGTTCATCCGTTCCGCCGAGCCGCCACCGAGCCCACCCATCGACGCCATCCGACTCATCCCCGAGGCCGCCCCGCGGTTGCTCTCCTCCGCAGCAGCATTCCGCGCCTGCATCGCCTGCGCGTCGACCTCGCCCTCACGCGCCTGCGCCCACTTCGAAGGCCCGACCGCATTACCCTCAACGCCCATCGCATCGACCGCGCTGTTGGCCTTACCAAATTGCGACGTCTCGCCGATCGCCTGGGCGCCGTCCATCCTATCGCCGAAAGCCCCGAGGTTCGACCCCTGGTGCTTCAGCTTATACTGGTCCTTAAGCTGGTCATCAGGCCCGAAGGCCGAACCGAACTTCGGTTTATTGGCACGCGCAGCCGCAATCGCAGCATCCTGCGCCGCCGCCTTGGCCTCATTGTCAGCCTTCGTCTGCTCCCCCTTGTTGCCACTCAGATCAGCGACATCGGCGTTAGCAGCCGCCTGGCTCGCACCACTACGCTTCGACTGGCGAGCAACGTAACCGCCGGCCCGTTTCGCCTCCTCGCCCGGGTCCCTAAAGCCCTTCGCAACCTTATTACCGACCTGACCGAAATAACCTTCCGTCATCGAAAACCCCTACCGATGTTCTTCGTAGTGCGTCATATCCATCTCAATATCGTTGTCCCCATCAGGAACCATCTCAGTCAGCGTCGTCACCATCAGATCGCGGCTCCGCTGTAGCTCAGAGATGAAGAAGTCGAGCTTCGGATGCCCCTCCTTAACGGTCGCCTGGACCTTGCAGAAGTTCATGACAAACTCCGCGAATTCCGGCACGTCGCACTGGTCGGTCAGCGCCACGAGCCGCTTGCCGTCGCGAATGTAGAACCTCGTCACGAAGGCGCCGGCGTCACGGGAGGCCGGGAAGATCGTCACCATCGGCCCGTAATCGGTGATCACGCCGTCGTTGAGCTTGTTGGTCGGCAGCCATTCGTAGCGGTCCTGGGGCTGGATAAAGGCGATGCGGTCCAGCCGCTTGATCCGCGTGATCTCGTACTTGGTGGACCCGTCGTTGAAGTGCAGGCCGCGGATCTTGCTCGCATAGCAATCCGCCGGCATCCCATAGGACGAAGTACCTGGGACCAGCGTGATCAGGTCCCGAGTAAAGAAGTAGTCCTCGTTCAGGTTGTGGATGGTCGCTATCGCCTCGTCGATCCCCGAGTTGGCGTAGCCGAGCATCTCGGCTGGCGAGCAAAGCTCCTCGCCCTGGAGGTCGAGGTCGGCCTCGATCTTGTCGCTCATCTCCTGCCAGGTCCAGACCCTCACACTCCCTCCTCAAGCATCCGGCCGCAGAAGCCCCGGAAGGTACAAAGCGCCGTCGGCACCGAAAGCGTGATGGTCACGCTGATTTGCGTCTTGGTAAAGGCAGCATAGTTGAAAACCACCGTCACCGTCCCAGAATCCGCCGTCACCCAGGTCAGCCAAGCATCTCGCGGAACAAAGCCAAGATGATGCGAAAGCAGGAAGGTCCCAGCCCCGCGGACGAAGACCAAACGCTTACCCACGAAACCGCCGAAGACATTTTCCTCAAGCCCGTTCGAAAGCTGAAGGAGAACCTGGCGAAGTTCCTCATCTTTGACCCGCTCCAGAGCGGCCTTGAGCTTACTCAATTGCCCGCCTTGTCGACGGTGCGCCAGCCCGGCTGCGCATTCCCGAAGAACCGTTCGAAGGTGTAGACGTTGTTCCGCATGGCGACCCGCTCGCCCTTCGGCGCCCCGCGGATCTCCCACGGGTAGGACCCCACCACAAGCACGTTCGCCGAAACGTCCAAGGTCGCCACGTTGCCGGCGATCGAAAGAATCCGGTAGGCTTTCGTGTAGCCGTCCTGCGCGTAATGTACGTAATAACCTACGTAATCCGCGACGAAGACATTCGCCAGGCCCGTCAACGTCATCGTCGCGCCGCCGGGCACGAAGGCCGCGTCGTCGCCAACCCCGGAAGCCAAGATCACCGTGTAGGGGGACTTGAACCGCACCTGCTTATAGGTGAAGCGAAGGCTCCCGCGGGGAAAGCGTCGCTCAAAGAAGATGAAGCTCCGGTAGTTCCAAATGTCCGACGCCTCGCCCCAGACCAGCTCCGACTGACCCCAAATGAAATGCGAACGGAAGCGCAGCTCCTTCAAGTCCTGCCAGTCGGCGCTATCGTTGTCGCAGGTTTGCGGCTGGACGGAAAGGTCGGTCAGGTTCAGGAACACCGCCTGGAGGATCCCTGCCCACTTGTCGACCGTCGAATCGCCCATCGAGCGGGCGGCGCTCATGTAGTCGAACGGTACGGCCTTGGTGAACCACGACGCCGCCGCCAGGGAGGCGCTCACCTCGCGGTCGGAGTAGAGCGTTTCCCGGTGCGCGAACAGGTAGCCGCGGGTATCCCCCCGAAGCAGAACCCCGTCGACGAACACCGAGGCGGTCGGCGCCAGATCCGCGCCCGAGCTGGCCGTGGTGAAGGGCGAATTGGCGGTAAGCCCGAAGTTCGCGTCGAGAATCAGGTATTGGTCGTTGTCCAGCGTCTCGGTGCCAGTCTGGACGCCGAACCAATAGCGGTCAGTGGCACGGTCATAGGCGCCGGTGATACGCCGCTTCCTGGTCGCCGCCGTGACGGTGGTGGCGCCGGCGAGGTTCACGACGTCCGTGATCAGCCGCCCGTAGGTCAGCTCCAGGTCGTCGCTCACACGCCGGACGTTGAAGCCGTCCGTGAAATAAAAACCGTCGTGACCGGCAAAGGCAATCCCGCGCTGACTCTGGGAAATGGAATCAGAAGAAATGCAGCCCACGGTATCCGAGACAAGAACCTTCCTGGTGAAGCCGTTCCCCTGCGAGTCGACGACGCCCTCCAGGCGCCAGAACTTGCGCTCCGCAAAAACGATAGGGTAATCACCGATTGCACCTATACCCGTAATGTCCCGGTCGACGTCGGTGTAGAAGCTGGCCGGACATTTGTCGGGACCGAACTGAATCGACTGCCGCACCCGGAAAGGCCGGAGCACCTGAACGCCGCCCTCCAGCTCCTTGACGTGCGCGTACCACATGGCATTGTTCGCAGCGACGACATATTTGGCGATCGGCGGCGGATCCCAATCGAGTACGTCACCGTCGATATACACGACCGAACCGAGCGCATTATCGTGCTGGCTATCGACGAAATTCAAATCACCAGGCGCCATATCACCGACGTAGTAGCCGACCGTCCCCGACGTCTTGCTACGCCAGATCCGCATTTTCCAATTCGTCCGGTCGTAAAACTCCGCGGCCGAGTTCGCCGGGAAGGCGACCCCGACAGCGCCGGAACCCGCGGCATTGCGCGGCTGAATCGTGATGGAATTCGCGCCCGTCGTCATATCCGACATATTCGTCGCGGCCACGACAGTAACCGGCCCGATGTCCTCGAACACCGTGCCGTCGGAGGTCGTGTAGGTGCGGTAGAGCGCGAAGAAGTAGAGAAAATTCTTACCAGCCGGTGTCGACGCCGCAAAGGTCGGGTTCGGATCGGTCGATATCGGCTGCACCGGCCAGACGATCCGCGGCAGGCCGGCGCTGAAGATGCGCCAGACGTTACCATTGTCCTTGTAGGCTTTCCGCGGCAGGCAGCCAAGCGTGTCTGAGGTCACGACCAAATGGTTGTTCATCTGCGCGACCGAGAACGTGTTCGCCACCGTCGCGCCATTAAAGGCGATATCGGTCGCCGGCAACACCGTCCCGGAAAGCTCCACCCACCCGGTCCCAGCCAGATACCGCCAAAGGTGTCCGGCGTTCACCTTGAAGACCGTAGCCAGGAACTCGAAAGCCTTGCCGATTCTCGTCGTCACGCCCACCGGGCGCGGGTAGGCGACATCGTAGAGTTCGGACCCGCACCGCTGCGTCGTGGTGCGGTCCTTGGAGATCAGGAAGTTGTCGAGCTTCGCGGACTTATTCGGCGCCGGATCCAGATAGAAATCCGTGATCCCGCCGGTAAAATCCTCTTCCTTATTCTGCTCCAACGTCGCCTCAGGTGAAAAGGAGGTTGAGGCCCTGGTTATTCACCAGGAGGTAGACCCGAAACGTCGTCGCCGTGTCCTTGACGTATTTCGCCGCGATCGGCTGAAGAGCGAAGGTTCCTCCCGAGCCAAAAGCCTGGATGACGACCAGACCCCAGACGAAACTTCCAGCCATCGTCACCGTCTGGTAGTAGGTGCCGTCCGTGTCGAGCGTCCACCCGGTAGAGGGGACCGCGACGACGAACTTCGCCAGCTTGTCGACAACAAGCGAGGGAGAATCGACGCCATTATGTGTATGTGCGTCGTCTTTCGTCACGTTGTCGCGCAGCGCATCGAAGAAGACCGAACCCCGGTCGAGGTTATCCGGACGTTTCCGCCCATAGAGAAGAGTCTGCAAGAGGAACCCCTCAGTTACGAATCGAGTAGCAGTAAGAATGATTCAAAACGTCGCCCGAATTCGCCTGCGCGTTCGTCCAGGCCGTAACACCACCCGTCGCATCCTTGTAGATCCGAATCGAACCATCCGACCGAAATTCGATCAAACCAATAGCACCCAAGTTCACACCGCCCTCACGGATACGAGCAAAGCAGCTCATGTTCGAAAGCGGCCGAAAAGCAACCGGAACCGTTCCCGCCGCACACGAATAAATCGTGCTGGCCGTGCCGGTCGCCGCCGCACCACTAGTAGTCGCCACCACCGTAACCAAATCACCATGCCTAACCAAATCGAAGACCCGCGAGTCAGTACCACCGCCAGTACCGTTCATCGTAAAGTTAGCGGTGAAGGTACCCTCCGACTTCTCATTGCTACGCCATTCCGTATTCGTACCATTCGGACGCCCGACGCAATGACACCCAGTCGCAAGGTGGGCAAGCGGCAAAACATTCAGCGCAGGAATAATGCCACTCGCGACCGCCGCATAAATAGTGGTCGTATCCACACCGACCGCAACCATCACAAGACCAGGCACCGGCGTCGCCGCACCGGAAAGACCCGAACGAATCCCGCCCCAATTCCCCGAAAGCCAGGTATTCGCACCACTCGTAAGGATATCGAAACGCCCGAAGGAACAAACCCCGGAAAAGACAAAGGCCAAATCAACACCAGCACCGCGCGGAAGGATCGACCCAGAATTGAGTGTCACATCGATCACCAACGACGAGATCACCCCACCACCAAAAAGATGAACCGGCCCAGGCAATGCCTCACCGACCCGCGAGCTTCCCCGCTGCACACCAGCCGCAACGTTCAACGTCCCACGAATAACGCAATGGCCGAACACCGCCAGGCCAGGCGAGTTACCCGGAAAGTTCGTATTGCTGTCATTCCCGATCGTATTGACGTTACCGCCAATAATCGCATGATCCTGGAGCGTACCCGCCGGATCCGACCAGTCGACATTTCCGAGCACCGTCACCATCGGCGCGGACCCGACAACCCGCCCGCCACCACCCGTCACGCCCGTCACAACCGCAGCATTATTCGGCGTGTTACCACCAACAATCTGCACCGCACCCCGGCAAATCCAGTTGCCACCGATCAGCACAACACCGACGTCACCGCCGCTCTTAGAGCTGCCCGTCGCCGTGTTACCACCGCCACCGTTACTGAAGGCCGTAACGCCGACAACACCCTGTACCAGATCCCCACCAATCGTGACCGCGCCACCAGCACCACCCTTGGTAAAGCCGTTGGTCGCACTACCATTGGCAAAGATCCGCGAACAAAAGAGCGAGCCCTTCACCGAAATCGCACCGCCATCCAACCTCGCGGTCGTGCAAACCGTGGTGCCGCCGACACCCGTATTGATCAGCGCCGCCGGCGCGTAGAGCGAGCCTTCGACAGCCACCGTGCCGTTCGCGGCCACCGCCGCCGTCGCAGCCGCCCCGGCGCCCGCCACGACCGACAGCGAGGTCCCACCGACCCGCCCGTCCCCGCCGCAGACAAAGGCCCCGCCGTTACCGCCCGGCCCAGCCGTGCCGGCGCCGGCACCGCCGGCCAAGGTCACCGAGCCCGAGACGATGATCCGCCCGGCCGTCAACCCGCCGGCCGCGCCGCCCGCGGCGCCGACCCCGGTATTGTCCGCGGCGCCGCCGGCCGTGGTGACAGAGCTGGCCACGAGATCATCCTTCACCACCAGGGCGCCACCGGCACCACCCACCGCGCCCGAGCCCGCAAAGGCCGCGCTGCCCGACAGGTCCACCGCGCCACCCGAGAAGTTGCCGCCGACCTTCAGCAGGTAGCCCGGCCGCCCGGCGCCGGCGCCCGACGCCAGCCCGTTCATCGTCACCGCCTTCAGCAGGTCGGCGGCGACGTCATAGGCCGTGAATTCCTTGCCGACCGTGAACGTCGGCTGGGTCGCGCCACTGTTCGTGCAGACCCAATCGGCGCCCGAAAAGAACTCGCCGCGCACCGTCCAGCTCACCGCCGAGCCGGTCACCGCGCCGCCGCCGAGCGCCGTCAGGTCGCCATCGACCGTCAGCTTGAAGCCGTTGGAGATGATCTGACCCGAGACGAAAACGTCGCCGAGCGCCACCCAATCGTGATTGAGCGTCAGGTTCCCGAGGATCACGACGTCATTATAGGTAGCGGCCGCCGCGGTCGCATAATTGACGTTCGAATAGAAGGACTTCGGCCCGACCCCGCCGTTGATCTCGTCCCACTGACTCTGCCCCGAAAGCGACGTACCGAAGGCGACCAGGGCGGCGCCGTTGTCGTAGTACATCAGGTTTTCGTCCGAGGCGAAAACGATCGTGCCCTGTTTCCGCGTCAGCAGGACGAGCGCCGCCTTCGCCGCCTTCGGGATCGTCAGCCGGCGCGTGTCCAGCGCCGCACCGCCGTCGATATCCTTCAGGGTCGTACCGTCCGCGCCGACGAGATCCGTCCAAACCGTCCCGTCCCAGATCCGCACCGTCTTGCTCACGGAGTTCCAGTAAACGCGGCCCGTCACCACAGCCGTCACGGGATCGGCGGCCAGAGTCTCGAGGGCGGCTTGTTCAAGCCTGGAACTGATGATCATCAGGAAGCCCCAAAGGAGAGGCGCCCCAGCCGTCCGTGGCCAGGGCGCCGATTGTCAGAAGGTCGTCGGGATCGAGTGCAGCACGCCCCACGTCGAAGGCCGGTTCAGGATCAGCTCGCCGTAGAAGCACAGGTCGACGTAGTATTCGAAGCCGTCGGCGGCACGAACCGTCGTGTAAACCTTGCCTTCCGGATCCGCCTGCTTTTTGAAGCCCTGGTTCGTGTGAACCTTGAGCCCCCTCCAGTCAGCCAGGTAGACAACGTCGTTGTCCATTTCCTGGACACCAGTGATCTTGAACTCCCCTTTGACGCCGACGATCGTGATCGTCGTCCACCCGTAGAGGTTCGCCTCGCTCTTGACGTGCCGGTAGGCGCCCGCCTTGAGTTCCAGCAGCTTCATCACCGTGCCGAGCTTCTTGTAGCTCATCACCAGCTCGTCGGCGCCCATGCGTCCCAGCGTGCGGTGAAAGTTCACGAAGTCGAACAAGCCGTCGAGGAACGTGGCGGAGGTCAACCCGCTACCGTTCACATTCGTTGACTGCAAGTAAGGAAATGCCGTCTTGGTCTGGCCAAACAGTTGCGCGCTACCGCCGTTCGCCAGGCTCAGAACTTGGTCCCGAATCGGCGTGAAGGCGTTGCCCACCGTGTCCGCGCCATCGACGTAGACCTTGGAGAAAGGCGCCGTCTGCGTGTTGGCCGCCGCGAACGACACCGGCGAGATCGGCACCGCCAGAAGCGAGTCCGCGCGCGTCGTCGACACCGTAACCGAACCCGTGTTCATATCGATCGCCGAAACGTAGCCGCTGATCGTCGAGTCCGCGTCCTTGAGGGTCAGGTACTGCTGAAGGGTCACACGCTCCGGATGATCGACGAAGAAGATGCCCACCGCCGACGTCGTTGTCGCCGTCAGGGTCGCGATGTGCGTCCCGTTCAGGAAGTTGACGGAAACAACCTGCTTCAGGTCGTCCATGAACTGCGTGATCGTGTCGGGCAGGTTCTTCAGGAAGCTCTGCTCGGAGACCTCCCCGGCCCCACCGCCGCCGCCGTGCTCCATCAGGTCACGGGAATGGAACATCATGGTGCCCCAAATTTCCTTATAACCTGAAACGACCCCGCGAACGTAGCGGTTTTCGCTCACGTTTCCGACCGCCGTTAGGCCGCCGTACTTGAATGACGACGCCGAACCGCCCTGGAAAGGCACGATCAAATCGCCGCCGCGCCAACTCTCGTCGGTCTCGACACGCGACATGACGAAGTTCCGCTTCTGCTGTTCGGCTTTCAGCAACTCGTAGGCGAGGTACTGATTGAGCATGTCATTGAACGTTCTTTTTGTCCCGGCCATACCTGCTTATCCTTTCGCGGCCACCATATTCGCATGGTGCGCCTTGAGTTCTTCGACACTGGTGAACACCCGCCGCGCGGGACTCTTTGCCGAGCCACCGCCAACCGACGGGATCACTGGACGTCTACCGCCGGCGCCCGCAGCGCCCGCTGATTGCCCGGTGCCAACATCGGCAGCGGCAGCGGCGCCTTCGCGCCCGACGATAAACGGCTTGAACTGGCGGTAGACCGTACGGATGGCTTCCAGCGGCGGGATGGTTTTCCCGGTGCGATGGTATTCTGCGTCCCCGTAGTTGATCACCGCCGCACGAAAGGCTCCTGGCTTGCCGGCCACGCTGTCATACTTCGACGCGAACCCAGCAACCTCGGGATGGTCGCAAAGCTCATTGAACGTCGAAACATGCTGATTCGACTCGCTTGACTCAGAGCTGGCCCGGAGGGAATTGTTTTCCTTCTCCAGCTCTCGCGCGCGAGCGGCTTGTTCGCGGAAGCCCTTGATTTGGGCCTGCTCCGCATCCGGCTTTTGCAGGAATTTGAGATGACTCTCCACCCAATCAATGACCGCGCCCTCAGGGATACCAGCGTATTCGAAGAATGAGCCAAGGTCGCTATCCCGGCGGAACTTGAGTTCGTCAAGCACGCCATCACGCTCTGCTAGAGTCGCTTGGACAGTTTGAACCTCGTTCTGGACGCTTTGGAACCGCTCCTCAGAAGCCCTGGTTTGGCCCCGAAGGTGGTCAAATCCACCCGCCTTGGCGTAGAGCGACCGGAAGCGGTCCTCCGTCGCCTTGTCCGTGATGAACTCCCGCGCCCACTCCTCGATCTCGCCCTTTTTGTCGTAGGCTTTAAAACCGAAGTTGGGGACGTATTCCCCAGCCTCGGCTCCCGACGTCTCCGCCCCTACGCCACCGGCCGCACCAGCCCCCGTCGTCTCCGAGGAGGTATCCGCGGTTCCCGTGTCCATCCCTGTCTGTTCGCCTTCCATTGATCCGGTCCTTTCGCAGCTATGGTGGGCTGCTAGTTCGCGGCCATCATCGGCGGCGGCTGAGATGCCCCCATACCAATGACGCCGTTAATGCCTCCTGGTGGACGCGCGCCGGCGGCGCCTTGCGCGTCGTCGATCGCCGGCTGCGTTGCGGCGCCGACCCCCGCCTGGTCGCCCATCGACTGGTCGTGCAGCGATTTCTGGGTCGTCCCCTGCTTGTCCATCTTCTGCATCAGCCAGTTCAGCGACTCGTAGGGGATCCGGGCGCGCTTCGGCGTCTTGCCGCCGCCAACGTCGACAAACATATCGCAGCCGACGAGGTAGCCGCCCGTGGGTATGAACCCAGCGGTAGCCGCCTGCGCCTGCTGGATCTGTTGTGCGAGAATCTGCCGCCGCTGATCCCGCTGCGTGCGGTAGTTCTGCTGCACCTGGGGAGGGAGGAAGGCGAAATCGCCCTTTTTCATCCGGTTGGTGAGCTTCTTCAGGATGTAGTCGTGGTTCTCGTCCGCCCCGACCTCCGGACTCATCCCGCGGTCGAGCGCAAGAATGTCGTTCGTGGCGTTCTCGGCGTCCATCGTCAGCTCCTCAAAGGCGCCGCCGTCCACGCCGTAGGGCATAGCTTTCAGGAGGTGCCCGATATCGGAGCGGTCAAGCGACGGGCCGATGAACTGGATCGCGTGATTAAGGACGAGCTGCTTGCCCATCTTAGTCTCGACGTCATCCTCGGCCGGCTCCACCTTAATCTGCGTCGACATCGCATCGGATTTCTTGAACTCCGGGATGTTGACCATCTCTTTGCGGCCGACGGCCGGGACGAGCTGATCGTCAGTGTAGTATTCCTTGGCATACTCGAGGGCGAGATCCGCCATCTCGACGAGGAACCCTTCGACCTTATCGGTGTAGAGCGAGAACTTCTTCTTGTCCTTGATCGACTTGAAAAGCCGCGCGTACGGATCGACGTCGCCACCGACCTTCTCCTCGGAGTCCTCCCGGACGTTGCAGGCCGCGTAAAGCTCGGTGATCTGCCCTTCCATGTAACCGACGAACTGGTCGCCGGCGCGACCGGGAATCACCACGGGCGCGGAGCCCGTGACGTTGATGGCCTTGACGCCGTGGGCGGTGCCGCCGTGGGCGATCTTACTGCCGCCGATCAGGACGAGTTTATCGTCACCCAAGGTGATCTGGTGTTCGGCGATCTTACTCGCCGCCCTATTTATTTCGGCCTGCCAGGGACGCGCCTGACGGATGATCGAGCGGGCACGCGCCTGGGTCGACTCCTCGTCGAAACCGCGGTAGATGATCGGGAAGCGGCCGAGCGGCAGGACGCCCTCGAACATGATCGCGCCGCTACAGGTGATGTAGTAGTAGCCTTCCGGGTAGTCGTCGCACTTGCGGAAGTAGAACTCCCGCACCATCGTCATACCCTTGGTGTCGCGGTAGGTGCCGCTCGAGCCCTGGAAGACCTTGTACCGCTCGTCGGCGGTGTCGCCGATCTTCTTCTTCATCTCCGGGTCGGTGACCTTCGCCTGGAGATCCTTGGTCACCACCATCTTCCGGATAATGACGTACCGCGAGGATTCGAACGTCTCGGCCGCCGGGTCGGTGAGGCAGTTGAAACCGTAGACCTTTTCGAAGACGTGCGCGCCGGCGAAGACCGGACGAGTAAGAACCTCGCCGTTTTCGTCGAGCGCCGTGGCGCCCTCCTCGCCGGGGACCGCCTCGTAGCCCATAAAGCGGCCGCTGCCGTAGTCGTACCCCATCTTGACGATCATCTCGCCGATATCGACGAAATCCCCGACCAGGCCCGCGACAAACGGCTTCAGCTTGTGCTGGGTCTTAATATCCTCCCAGACGCTATTGTGCTGCTCGGCGGCTTTGACGTCGCTCAGTTCCGAGGGGTTCTTCGGGCTGACGGTGACGCCGGGCGCCCACGAAAGGATGTTGTTTTTGTAGATCTTGGAGATCTTCTGGATGTGGTTCTTGACCAGCCGCAGCTTTTGCTCACGCGGGATGTTCTGGTCGTCCCGCATCTTGTTCCAGAACTGCGAACCCTTCTTAGCGTAGTGCTGGCCGCTGACGAGCAGCAGGTTGTTCCGCATCTCGGCGAAAAGCTCCAGGCCGGCGCCGTCGGCCTCCGCGTAGAGCTGGTTCAACTCGCCAATGTCCTTCATTCGTCGGGACTCCCAAGCTGTTCATCAGGCCCAAGCTCCGCGGCGTCTTCGCTCAGCAGCAAACGCTCGTAGGCCAGCGGATCCTCGATAGCGAGGAGCGCTCTGGCCTCGTCCTGACGCGCCAACTCCAGCTCGGCCCGGCCGCGTTCATCGAGGAGCTGCATAGCGCCGGCGGTCACAGCCGTTTCATCCCTCGGTGGAAGGGGAACCAGAGGCTTCACGTGCGGAACTCCGTCCAAATCGAACGCAAATTCCAAATCTTTGAATTTGAACCTCTTGACCTTAAGCCTGTGGCATGACCTGAGTATAGCACAAACTTCCTTGACGCTAATCTCGGCGGAGGTCACCAGTCGTACCCCATTAAGGAATTGGCCTCGTCGAACTCGCCTTGGTAGACGTCGAGGCTTTGTTGAAATTCGGCCGCCGTCATCCCGAGCGACCGCCGCTCGCGCTCCGACATATTGGCCAGCTCGCGCCGGGTAAAGGTCCGCCCCGCCGGCATCTCCGCCGGGAGCAAGCAGGCAAAATCCCATGGGATGTTCGTGCAGGCGTACCGGAGCGCATCGGTGAAATCGTCCTTG